ACAAAGCGAAAAACAATTTGGTCAAACTTGTAAATAAGTATACCAAAGAAGAAGTATTTACTAGAGATTACGATGATGTGATTAGAGAAGGCGCCAATGAATTCGTTCGGGTCTTTACTCAATCAAATCCTCAAAGAACTTATCTTGTCAATCGCACAGCATTTGAGATTGACAAGTAAGTCGTGATGCCTTCGGGGTCACGTATTTTAACTTGCTTAATAAGGAGAAAACTATGACTATTACTGGTCGATTTGGTCCAACTATTTTACATCAAACATTGGGCTTTGAAAACTTCATTCGTGATGTAGAAGCAATTCTAAATGACACTAAACCCGTAAGTAATTTTCCACCACATAATATCATCAAAGCAGATGAGAATAAGTATGTGGTAGAACTTGCAGTTGCAGGTTTTGCAAAAGATGAAATTGATATTCAAGTACAAGAAGGTAACTTGACTATCAGAGGTGAGAAGAAAGAAGGTACACCAGATATTCAATATCTACATCGTGGTATTGGTAATCGTTCTTTCACTAAAGTAATCACAATCGCAGACACCATTGAAGTGAAAGGTGCTGAATTCAAAGATGGTATTCTACGTATTGGACTTGAGAACATCATTCCAGAACACAAGAAACCACGCAAGATTGAAATTGGTAATGATTTAAAAGAGTTTAAGCCACAACTTCTCCAAGAAAAAGAAGCGGCATAAACAGTGGGGCTTTATGCCCCACTTATTGAAAGGTATATAATGGATAGAAATATAGAATCATATCTAAAAGTTTATCAGGTACTATCTGAAGAAGATTGTATCAAGACAGTCAATGCTCTGGAAGAAAAAGAGAAAGAATTTCAAACGCATCAATTCTACAATGCATCTAATAATACACATCATTCCTATGAACATGAACTTTCAGTAGCATATTCTCAAATTGAAACTAAAGATTTAATCATGAAAGAGATGTGGAATACTTTAAAAAAGTATTTGGCTGACTTAGATATGAAAGGTTGGTTTGTAAGTTGGAATGGATATTCTGAAGTACGTTTCAATCGTTATCGTACTGATACACAAATGAAACTTCATTGCGATCATATTCATTCCATGTTTGATGGACAACGCAAAGGTATTCCAACACTCTCAATCTTAGGTTCTTTGAACAATGATTATGAAGGTGGCGAACTTGTATTTTGGGATGATACAACTGTTGAATTAAAAGCAGGTGAGATTATGATTTTTCCTTCTAATTTTTTATATCCACATGAGGTCAAACTGGTAACAGAAGGTACCAGATACTCATATGTTTCTTGGGCATGGTAATGAAACCTAATTCAAACTTTAAAATGACAAAACCATTAAAGGTCCTGTTGGCCAACATGGAACCTGAATACAAAAAAATCTATCGTGATGCTATGATATCAGCAATCATTGCACCAAAGGTTGATTTCAAAAAGAAGAAAAAAGAGAATGCGGCAGAAGAATCTTAATTCTGAAATAATCGCCAGAGAAATTGTCCAAACGCCTTACGTGAAGTGAATACTTACTTTTAATTATGAAAACTAAATTTATACAAGCACACATGAAAGCGGCAGAGGTTTATGCCGAGTTATCATCAGCAACTAGACTTCACGTAGGTTGCGTAGTGGTAAAAGACAATACCATCATTGGTATTGGATATAACGGTATGCCATCAGGTTGGAACAATACTTGCGAAGTGGTGATATACGTTCTCAAAGAAGAATGTTATAAAACTGACTTGGAAATGAGAGAACTTGGTTATACCGAAACTGTTCATGGTTGGGTAAAATATAAAACTAAACCGGAGGTACTTCATGCTGAAACAAATGCTTTAGCCAAGATTGCACGTTCTACCAATTCTTCCGAAGGCGCATCACTGTTCGTTACTCACGAACCTTGTTTAGATTGTGCTAAAATCATACATCAAGCAGGAATCAAAGAAGTGTATTACCGTAACGACTATCCACGTGCCAACGGAGGTAAACAATTTCTAAAAAACTGCGGTATAGATGTATATAAACTTGACAAAGAATCAGAGTCTTGATATACTGTTTATAGTCTCAATTTTATGGAGTTAATATGAGTGTCACAACAAGAGTAGCAAAACAAATCGCAGAAACAAATCCAAAATATCCTAGAGCATATAAGTATGATGTTGTCTATCGTGAGTTTGACAACATGGTTGAGTTGATCGGTCTTGTTGACGATCCTACATATGACATCACTGACTTCCGTGGTCGTGAGATGTTGTTTCCTAAAAAATGGGTGACACTTGATGTCCTTGAAACTTCTATGAGGGTAGCAGCATGAGTAATATCAAACTAATCACATTTAACACACAACAAACAATCATCGCAGAAATTATTGAAGAAGATGATCTTGATTTGTTAGTAAAGAATCCAGTTCAAGTAATTGCTGTTCCACCACGCAATGCTAGTGATCAAGGTGGTGTTGGATTTGCACCATATCTTGCTTACACTGAAGAGTTTGATAAAGGAATTCACATCAAACATGACAATGTGTTTTGTGTCACAACTCCAGTCAGTGATCTGCTAGAACAATATCGTAAAATGTTTAGTCGTATTGAAATTGCACCTGCTGGTCTAAAACTATGATACAATAATTAAATGTCAAAATATTACACCAATGTTGCCGTACATGGCAATCACATATTGTTTCGTGGTGTAAACAACGGTCGGAGAGTTAAAGGCAAAGTGCCATACTCTCCGACTTTGTTTTTACAGTCTAACAAATCCACCGAATGGCGTTCATTGTTTAATGAACCATTGGAGGCTATGAAATTTGAAACCATCAGAGAGGCAAGAGACTTTGTTAAACGTTATGAAGAAGTTTCAAACTTTAAAATCTATGGTAATACAAGGTATGAATACGCATTCATTGCTGACAACCATAGAGGTATCATTGATTGGGATATTTCTGATCTATCAGTTACAATAATTGATATTGAAGTTGGTTCAGATAATGGTTTTCCTGATCCATATAAAGCAAATGAACCAATCACTGCCATTGCGATTCACCAATTGAATGGTGGCACTACAGTCTATGGTTGTGGTGAGTATAAAGTTCAAGGTGAAGAAATCTATATTAAATGTAAAGATGAAATTGATCTATGTAAAAAGTTTCTTACTGATTGGTCTGATAATTGTCCTGACGTTGTAACTGGTTGGAATACAAAGTTCTTCGATATACCTTATATTGTTAATCGTTTGACACGTGTACTTGGTGAAGATAGTGTTAAGAAACTATCGCCTTGGGGTGTGTATTCTGAACGTAAAACAGTTTTCAAAGGCAGAGAACAAACTGTTTATGATATTGTCGGTGTTGCTGCACTTGATTACATGGAACTATACCAATGGTATGCACCAGGCGGTAAGTCACAAGAATCATATCGGCTGGATAATATTGCACAAGTAGAACTTGGTGAAGGTAAGATTGCATATGATGACTATGACAACCTGCACCAACTTTATAAACAGAACTATCAGTTGTTTATTGAGTATAACATTAAAGATGTACATTTGATTCTGAAGATGGAAGATAAGTTGAAGTTGATTGAATTGGCTTTGACTCTTGCATATGATACCAAGTGTAACTATGATGATGTATTTGCACAAACAAGAATGTGGGATGCACTGATCTATTCCTATCTACTTAATAAAAAGATAATTGTACCGCCACGCCGTATCAGTAAGAAATCTGAAGCCTTTGAGGGTGCATATGTTAAAGACCCGCAAGTAGGTTTACATAATTGGGTTGCATCATTCGATTTGAACTCTTTGTATCCGCATTTGATGATTCAATACAATATTTCACCAGAAACGTTGGTTGATATAGACGATTACACCGATGAAATGAGAGAAGTAATTTCTAACGGTGTTTCAGTTGATGACTTGTTAATGAAACAGGTAGATACTTCCGGGCTTACTAATGTTACATTGACACCTAATGGTCAATTTTTCCGTACTGATGAACAAGGTTTTCTTCCTACGATGATGGAAGAAATGTATGAAGATCGTAAGAAGTTTAAGAAGTTGATGTTGAAGTCTCAACAAGACTATGAAGATGAAAGTGATCCAAAGAAAAAATATGAAATAGAGAAATTGATTGCACGATATAATAATCTTCAGTTAGCAAAGAAAGTTTCATTGAACTCTGCTTATGGTGCGATGGGTTCACAGTATTTCCGATTCTATGATTTGAGACAGGCACTTGCAGTTACCTCTGCTGGTCAGTTGTCTATTCGTTGGATTGAAAACAAACTAAACGAATATCTAAACAAACTACTGAAAACTGAAAAAGATTATGTTATCGCCTCTGATACAGATTCAATTTATCTCAATCTTGGTCCTTTGGTTAATAGTGTCTACAAAAAAGGAAAAGAAACTTCAGCAATTATCTCCTTCATGGATAAGGTCTGTGAAGATAAAATTCAACCGTTTATTGATGAGAGTTATAAAGAACTTTCTGACTATGTACATGCGTATGACCAAAAAATGATTATGAAACGTGAAGGTCTTTCAGATAAAGGTATCTGGACTGCCAAGAAACGTTACATTCTCAACGTGTACAATAATGAAGGTGTTCAGTATAATGAACCTCACCTTAAAGTTATGGGTCTTGAGATGATCAAATCATCTACACCTGCACCTGTTCGTGAGAAAATGCGCCAACTGATTAAGTTGTTGATGATTGCTGAAGAATCAGATATTCAAGAGTTTATTGCCAACTTTAAAGAAGAGTTTAAAACTTTACCTGTAGAAGAAGTTTCTTTTCCACGTGGTCTTAATGGTCTGAAAGAATATTCAGATTCAAAAACATTATATAAAAAAGGCACACCTATTCATGTTAAAGGTGCAATTCTATATAATCATTTTCTAAATGAAAAGAAACTGACTACAAAGTATCAGTTGATTCGTGAAGGTGAAAAATTAAAATTCACGTATCTCAAATCACCTAATCCATTTAAAGATACAGTAGTTTCTTTTCCAACACGATTACCAAAAGAGTTTGGTCTGCAAGAATATATTGATTACGATACTCAGTTTGATAAAACCTTTTTAGAACCCGTTAAAGTTATTCTTGATTGTGTTGGTTGGCGAGCTGAGAAACAATCTACATTGGAGAGTTTTTTTGGATGAAAAATATTCGTATAATTAAAACTGGCATTAACGTTTCAAAGATAAAGAAACAATTAGAAGAACATGCGTCTGATTGGAATTATCAGAAAGAACTGCAACATGCCACGGTACTTGATCCAGATGTTTATCTAAGCCAAAGTGGTGTGTTGCAATTAGTAATTGGCACGATTGATAAACCTGGTGATTATGTATTTGATTCTGAAGGTTGTATGGAAGCACCAGCATATTACCGACATACTGAAGCTGTTTCATTTATGAAACGACATTTCAAAGATTTTAAACGGTGTGGATTTCTTTCTATACCTGTAGGTGGTGAAGTTGGCAAACATATTGATTTTGGCACTTATTACCTTAATAAAGACAGATATCACTTGTCAATACAAGGTCGTTACGTGTATACTGTAGGAGATGAAAGTTTAGTTGTTGAGCCAGGTACATTATTTTGGTTTAATAATAAATTGGAACACTCTGCCAAAAACATAGGAGACAATGTACGCATCACGTTAGTATTTGATGTGCCACATAATAAACGCAATCCATGATACATGCTATATTACCATTTCTGACTGCAATTGCTTTATCTACTATCGCAGCATACTATTCAGTAATAGGTCTTGCACAGATATTTCCAGGTTCATATTGGCCGATTATTATTATGGGTTCGGTACTTGAAGCAGCAAAATTGGTAACAGTATCTTGGCTACATACTCATTGGAAAGATACATTCTCCGCATTAAAAGTATATTTTCTAATTGCTGTTATACTACTCATGGCAATTACATCGATGGGTATTTTTGGTTATTTGTCAAAAGCACATATCGAACATTCTACTGGTATCACACCACTGATTGAAAAGGAAATGATTTATGAGGAGAAGATTAAAACCCTCAAAGAGAGCATCGAGACTAATCGCAAAAATGTCTTACAGTTGGATGCGGCGGTTGACCAAGTCATGGCACGCTCAACGGACGAAAGGGGTGCAGAGAGGTCGAATCAAATCCGCAAAGCCCAACAGAAAGAGCGCACACGAATCTCTGATGAGATTGCTAGGTCGCAGACCGAAGTACAGAAAATTACGGAAGAAAAGTCTCCTATATCATTGGAAATTAAAAAGGCTGAATCAGACTTGGGGCCTATAAAATATGTTGCTGAAGTAGTTTACGGCACACAAGATCGTGATTTGATTGATAGAGCAGTTAGATTAGTGATCTTTGTTATTATTGTAGTATTTGATCCACTTGCAGTATTGTTACTAATTGCCTCTAATCAAACGTATCGTAGATTGAAAGATAAACCTGAAATAGAAATCAAAAAGGTAGTGAAGAAGAAAAAGATTGACAAGAAGGATGGTCCTAGTTTAGAATCCTTCTTTGTAGATGATAAACATCAAGTAATACCGAAAGATAAAATTGCTGATATGAATGGAGAAATGAATGAGCGTTCTTGAACAGAAGGAAAAATATGAAAGAGTTGATTTTCTATCCACATATGGAATAATTCCATATTCAATATGGGAAACCGAAAACGCTAAATTTTCAAATTCTATATTGAAAGAATTGAAAGAACGAAATGGAGAATCAACTAGAGAAAACACATTGAAAAGTTTTGGCGGTGCAGGAAAAAAAACAGCATATACTTCAACTACAAGTTATTTCAATCCTAATCTTTGTAAGATAATATATTCGTCATATTGTCCACCAAAAGGTAAAATATTTGATCCGTTTTCTTCTGTAGTTCGTCCATATATGGCAAAAAGTTTAAGATATAACTATGTCGGCTGTGAAATTCGTGAGAGTGAAGCAGAAAAAATTCAAAAAATATTAGATAATTCTTTTATTTTTGGTGAAGAATGTAGTGTCAATGTTCATAATATAGATTGTAGAAAATTTCAAACAGATGAAAAGTTTGATTTGATTTTTACCTGTCCTCCATATTGGACATTAGAAACCTATTCACAAGAAGAAGGAGATATTAGTAATATTTCCGACTATAAAATGTTTCTATCAGAAATGGAAAATGTTTATAGAAAATGTCTCTCTTTAATGCATGAAAACTCATATTGTTGTTTTGTTGTTGCAGATTTTAGAGATTACACTGAAGGTAGAAAACTTGTAAACAGGCTTGTTCCATTTGTGTCGGATATGATAAGATGTGGAGAAGATGCTGGTCTTGTTTTATACGATAAAGTTATACTAAAAAAACCTATAGGAACAGCACCATCAAGATTAAAGTTGTGGAATAATAGAAAAACTGTTAGAATACATGAAGAACTTTTAGTTTTTAGGAGAGAAATGTGATTACAAATTATGAGAAGTCTGTGTCAATTTATGAAACGGGAGGTCAATATGCTGTTTATAAAGCAGTGGAAAAAGGACACCTATACGCAGATTCATGGCAAAAGTGTTTGCCGTGTGAAGATAAAACACCACATGAAGTAAATATATGTTTGGTTTGCGGAACACAACAGGAGAAATGAATGAGCGTTCTTGATAAGTTGAAAAAGAGTTCAACGATTAAAGAGACTTCCATACTTGCGAAGTCTCAATTCTTTACTGAGAAAGATATGATTCAAACTGATGTGCCTATTGTAAACGTGGCACTATCAGGCAATCTAGATGGTGGTCTGACACCAGGTCTGACTATGTTTGCAGGTCCATCAAAACACTTTAAGACGGCATTTGCTTTGTTGATGGCATCTGCTTATATGAAGAAGTATCCGGATGCGGTAGTTCTATTTTATGATTCTGAGTTTGGCACACCACAGAAATACTTTGAAACATTTAATATTGACACTGACCGTGTTCTACACACACCGATCACTGACGTTGAACAATTGAAACATGATATCATGGTGCAGTTACAACAGATTGAAAAAGGTAATAAAGTTATTATTATTCTTGATTCAATTGGTAATCTAGCATCAAAGAAAGAAGTTGATGATGCAACAGAAGGTAAGACTGTTGCAGATATGAGTCGTGCAAAGCAAATGAAGTCGTTGTTCCGTATGGTCACACCACACTTGACTATCAAAGATATTCCAATGATTGTGGTAAATCACACATACAAAGAGATTGGTTTGTATCCTAAAGACATCGTTGGTGGTGGCACAGGTTCTTACTACTCAGCAGATACAATTTGGATTCTTGGTCGTCAGCAAGAAAAAACCGGCACCGAAATCACAGGATATAACTTCATCATCAACGTTGAGAAATCACGTTTTGTTCGTGAGAAGTCTAAGATACCTGTAACAGTTTCATTTGATGGGGGCATCAATAAGTATTCTGGTCTACTTGATATTGCACTTGAAGGTAACTTTGTACAAAAACCATCTAATGGTTGGTATGCAAAGGTCAACCAAGATACAGGTGAGATTGGTGACAAGAAACGATTAGATGATACACAGAATGCTGAATTCTGGAATGATATTCTTGCTAATGAGAAATTTAAAGAATATGTAAGGAAGAGATATGAGATCACGTATAGTAGCATTCTTGGACAAGATACAGTTTTGGAAAAAGAAGATGTCTCAGAAGTATGAAGTAGATATTGATTATCAGTTTATACCATCTGATGATGAACAGATAACAGGCATCGGCATACTAAAAGGAAAGTATGCCGGTGTTCTGTATCACTATGGTAAAGCAAAGGTAATAGAAGAAGGTGAGTTTGCCAGACTCTACTTTGATTATACCATTGAACATACACCCACTTTCAGCGTTCATGACTTGACAATTGATCAGGAATTTCATACAATGATAGGTGACATCTTAACAGAAATCTTAATGAAACAAACCAATGAAACGACTAGAGACGACGATATTAAAGAATTTGATATTTAATGAGGACTATGCTCGTAAGATTTTACCTTTCATAAAATCGGAATACTTTACCGACAATACCGAGAAAATACTTTTTGAAGAAGTCAATGAGTATATTAATCACTACAAGAATCTTCCAACCTATGAATCTTTGGTAATTAATTTTACAGAATCTAAAAAACTGACCGAACAACAAGTTCGTGATTCAGTTGAAATGCTTCGTGAAATTAATGCAGAGAAAGAAGAGAAATCGGATAACGCATGGTTAATTGATAACACTGAAAAGTTCTGTCAAGATAAAGCAATCTATAATGCTATCATGAAGTCTGTACAAATTCTTGATAACAAATCCGAAAATGATAGTAAAGGTTCTATACCAAAGTTATTGAGTGATGCACTTGGTGTATCATTTGATTCATCCGTTGGTCACGATTATGTTGAAGATGCGGATAATCGGTTTGACTTTTATCATAAACACGAAACAAAGATTCCATTTGACCTAGACATCTTCAACAAGATTACCAAAGGTGGTTTGCCACAGAAAACGTTGAACATTGCTTTGGCCGGCACAGGCGTTGGTAAATCTTTGTTCATGTGTCACGTTGCAGGTTCTTGTTTGTCTCAAGGTCTAAACGTATTGTACATCACGATGGAAATGGCTGAAGAACGAATCGCTGAACGTATCGATGCCAATTTATTGAACATCGATATTGCAGACTTGAATTCTATCAGCAAACAAGATTATGACCGTAAGTTTTCTGCATTGAAAGTAAAGACACAAGGCAAGTTAATCATCAAAGAATATCCAACTGCTGCAGCATCTGCACTGCACTTCCGTTCTTTGTTAAATGAATTGCAACTAAAAAAGAGTTTCAAACCTGATATCATTTTTATTGATTATCTTAACATTTGTGCAAGTGCTAGAATCAAGGCTGGTGCGAATGTCAATAGTTATTCTTATATTAAGGCTATTGCGGAAGAACTCAGGGGTCTTGCGGTTGAGTTTTCGGTACCCATAGTATCTGCCACACAGACAACACGTTCCGGCTTCACCTCCAGTGATCCAGGTCTTGAGGATACTAGTGAATCCTTTGGTCTACCTGCAACTGCTGACTTTATGTTCGCTTTGATAAGTACCGAAGAGTTGCAACAATTGAATCAAATTATGGTCAAACAATTAAAGAACCGATATAATGACCCGAATACATTCAAACGATTCATGGTGGGTATTGACAGATCAAAGATGAAACTGTATGATGTTGAACAGTCAGCACAAGAAGATTTGATTGATGCTGGTCAAGTTGATGATAAACCATTGAATTCGTTTGGTGATCGTGAAAGACTTAGTGGTATGAAAAATAAGTTTGGAGGATTTAAAGTATGAGTTACGTGAAATATTATGATAATGTTTTGCCTAAGACATTTTGTGATTCTGTTATAAAGAAGTTTGAGAATCATCCAAAACAACACAGAGAAACCTTTTTAGAAGGGCATCGTTCATTCACCGAATTAAATTTGAATGAGAACATTGTAAGTTGGAAATCTGAAATAGACTATCTAGTAAGCACGATGCAAACCTATATGGATGTGTATAAGAAGGATGTCGGTGTTGATTTGATGGCATGGCCAGAAAACTTTGGATTTGAACAATTAAGGATGAAACGATATCTACCAAACGATCAAGATGAGTTTAAGTTTCATGTAGATGTACAAGACTATGCCTCAGCACGTAGATTTTTGGTATTTTTTTGGTATCTGAATGATGTGGAAGAAGGTGGACAGACAGCATTTCAACTCAACAGAAATCAACCGGTTAAAGTTAAAGTACAACCTAGAACAGGTCGCTTGCTAATGTTTCCACCATTGTGGACACACCCACATGTGGCATTCAAACCAGTAGATGTACCAAAGTATATTGTTGGTGGTTACTTACATTACGTTTAAAAATTATGAATCTAACTAGAGATCAAGCAGTATATTGTGCTAACATCTATTCAAAATACTTTGATAAATTTCAGAGAATTGATGATTATATTCGTGATCAAAAACTAAATTCTTTATCTGAAAGACCTCCTACTTTGTTTGGTATGGGACCAGAAGAAGATTTATTTTCAGACTTTGATATACACCCACAAGATATGGAGTTTGAACTTGTAGAACTACCACAAAATAATTGGGACATTTATTTGAACATGATTTCTTCACATTCAAATATGACTAGTATTCCTGGTAGATGTTTTCGTTTGGCAGTACAAGAAAAGAATACAAAGAAGTGGGTTGGTTTCATTCGTTTGGGTTCTCCTGTTATTAACATGAAACCAAGAAATGAAATGTTGGGTGGTGTATTTTCTCAAACACCCGAATCTGCAAAGTCATTTAATCACACATCGATTATGGGTTTTGTGATTGTACCTTCACAACCCTTTGGTTTTAATTACCTTGGTGGTAAACTACTTGCTGCAATCTGTTGTTCACATTGGGTCAAAGAAAAGTTAGATGCAAAGTATGACATGAATACCTGTTTGTTTGAAACGACAAGTCTTTATGGCAGTTCAAAGTCATCATCACAATATGATGGCATGAAACCATATTTAAGATTCAAAGGTTTGACTGACAGCAATTTCTTACCAATGATGCACGGTAAACCTTATGATGATTTAAAGAACTATGTTGAGAATGCGATTGGTGAATTCGTACCTGCTGATGCATCATCACGTAAACTGAAAGTCTCAAACGCAATCATTTCAATGACTAAAGTGGCATTGAAAGGTTCACCAGAAGGTGAGAAGTTTGCACAGACTGTGGAGAATGCCTTGTCATTGACAGAAAAGAAACGATACTATGCCTCAAATTATGGTTACAGTAACTTTACAGATGTGGTCATGGGTAAAACGGACAAATTGATTCCAGACAAGGAGAACTATGATAAGTTTCATCTGGAGACGATCATAGACTGGTGGAAGAAGAAATCAACGACCAGATATGATACACTCAAGTCTGAGAATAGGCTACGCTCCGAGATAGAAGTATGGACAGGCGAAAAAGAACTTGACATTATCAGGTAATCCTGTTAGTATAAATACTTCATCAATCATATGGAGTATTAAATGGCAAAATCTTATTCAGCTGCAGAATTAACAAAGATGCAAGAACTCGGTTCTGCGTGGGTTTTTCGTAGAGTATTGAATGATAATCAAATATACAACACTCCAGACGATATTGTAAAAGATAAAAAGTATAGTGAGTTGGTGAAAATTTATCCAGCAATAAATGCTGAATGGTTGAAAGCATTTCATGCCCAACAAAAAACTATGTTTAAAGAATTCGCATCATCTAAGTTTACAGAGTTCACAAGAGATGGTGGATTTATGGATTACATTACAGAACTTGTTCGCACAAAATTTAAAATTTCTAAAAAAGATTCTTGGGATCCCGCTGATATTTGGTGTGTTCAGAATGAACAAAAAGTTATTGCGGATATTAAAAAGATAATTGAAGATGGTAAAGCATCCAGTCTTTTAGAGTTAAATGCTCTTATGAGAACAATGTATAAAGAAAGAAGGCTTGTTGGTGTTTCTCTAAAATTAATTTCTGGTAAAGAAGCAAAGTATGAAGAAGTTAATATAAATGAGGCTGATTTTCCTGATAAGAAAAATTATAATTTCAACATATCATCAATGAAGTGCCCTTTAAATTTAAAAAATGGAACACAATTTGCAACGCAAGATACTAGAATTATTGTGGAAGGTGATGGCGTAAAATATGATTTTCAAATTAAAGCAAATAGCACATCTGGTTATAATAACTTAAAATTTGAACCAACTTCATCAGCAGGTACTAAAGCGAGATTAGGTAAAACACCACTTGACTTGTTAGCAAAACTACTGAAAGATTATAAACTGCCATTTAAAAATAGTCATAAAGAATATCCAATGACTGGCGCAGAGTTCAATGATAAAACTTCTTTACAATATGCCAAGAATGTATACAATTCAATTGTTGCGGCAAAAGTTGATACTGGTGTGAAAAATGAAGAAGAGTTTATTGCAAATATGCAAAAAGTATTTACACTTGAACCACATACAGCGAATTCTAAATTAATGCAGTTAAACTTTTTATACAATATTTGTGAAATGGAAAAAGAAGAAAGAGATAATCTATTAACTGATATGTGCTTTCTTGCTCAGAAAAAAGGCCGCCAATTTGGTCCATTTGGAAAATTATACTAAAATGAAATTCAGAGAATATTTAACCGAAGCAAAAAAAGAAGGTAAGAACGTTCACCTAGAACATCTTGAAGATAATGTATTGAACAATGGTGTGTCTGGTGCAAGAGAAGCAATCAACTTTCTGCGTTCACTTCGCAATATGTTAGCAGGTCATTCCGATGTTAAAGTAAACGTGACAACAAAATGGGATGGTGCACCTGCAATATTTTGTGGCATTAATCCAGAAAACGGTAAGTTCTTTGTTGGTACAAAATCTGTGTTCAACAAGAATGCCAAACTAAACTATACTGACGCAGACATTGATGAGAATCATCCATCAGAAGGACTGAATGATAAACTGAAGATTGCACTTGCATACTTACCAAAGTTAGGTATCAAGGGTATTCTGCAAGGTGATATGATGTTCACCAAAGATGATTTAAAACACGAAACGATTGATGGTGAAGAGTATTTAATATTTCAACCGAATACAATTGTGTATGCAGTACCAGCAAATACTAAACTGGCTAAGATGATGCAAGCCGCACAACTTGGTGTGGTATTTCATACATCATATGTTGGTAAAAATATTGAGAACATGAAAGCATCA